ATCTAATCCTTTCTGGGCACTAATACCCATCAGAACTTGCAGCGCCTGAGCACCCTCAGGAAGTCTGGCTAAGTGCTTTGGTAGCTAACACTTGCAGGAATACGCCCTGCGTCTACGCCTTTAATAATCTGGCTAAGGTTTTGTAGCTGCCGAAAATTTAAAGGCATTTCGTACGACCGGGCGCTTAATACATATTATACGGAGATTCAACTATCTCCACTTTGAGTAGAAGAACAATCTGTCGCCACGGGCGGTATCCGGTGGCCCTGGGATAGCTTGAATAAACTCAGCACCGCTACGTTCAAAACGATATCGAGCGGCTACAGGATCTCGATAATTAGGAACATAGAGCATGTGCGCCAAACGATCACACTCATACAAATAATTTTCTCGCCAAACTTTGGCAGTTTCCCTTTTGTCTTGAACGGTGATCGAGCGAGACACATCACCAAGAATTGTTTCCTGGCGACTCGATTGACGCCCTGTAGAAAGTTCAGTTAAAGCTTCAGCAACTTCACAACGCTCAACTTGCTGAACAATATTTGTCGTAATAGAACTCACTAGGCACAGAATTACAAGCTTGCAGCAAGCGTGCGTAATCGCCAGCCGGTACGGTAGCGATGTTGTACCCTAAATGATATGCAATACGACTAAAATTATAGTCATCAATCTTATAACCAAAAACCTGTGCAGGGTTTCTGGTTATCTGATTAATTGCAGCATATATTACTTCTCTTTTAGTGGCGTCTGTTGTATCAGGTTGAAATACAACACCTTGTTGTGCAAGATATGACTGAATTTGCTCCAGTTCTTGCAGAGAAAGTTGCGCCACTTACATTTACGAATCCTTCTATCGATAGTTTAATTTATTCAACGTAAACGGCGCCATCTTCAAGCACAGCATCCCAATCAACTTTTGCGATAGACCGAAGTTGATCAAGCTTAGTGAAGCGTTCGCCAGGGAGACTTTGCTGCAGTTCCTTAATTTCAGTGGCAGTCTTAAGGCCCACGCCTTTCAAAACTTGCGTCAATTTTTGAGGAGTCGCCGTATTAATGTTCACGCGATCCTCAGCAGCAATAACAGGAGTAGCTGTTGCTAGTTGACGACGGCCACCACGTTTCGCGACCACTTTTGTCTCTTTGTTCTCGCCATCACCGCCGAGTAATTGATTTTTATGAGCGAAGAAAACTTTGCCAGTCGTTTCTGAACGCACCATCATATATTCACCATCATCGTGAATACTGAGTACAGATACTTTGACGCCGCTGGGTTTATAAGTGTATTCAGCTACGTTGGAGACGGTCATCATGTTGTTAGTGAGCTAGCTTATTTTATAGCACGGTGCCATACTAAAAGCAGGGTTTTCGATTGCAAGTGGCCGCACCTCGATTTGCTGGAAGCAAAGTAATCCGAGCACTTCCTTTTATCGGAGATATTGCAGGTTTCGGCATGGAGCTAGCCGATCCGACCGAAGCGATCGATAAAAATATCAAAGATGCGTTGATTATCGGGGGTGGCGGTCTTCTAGCCAGTCTTGCTACAGGGGGCTTAGACGCTGTGCCTTCTTTGGCTAATTTCGCTGTGGACGCAGCAGCCTCAGTAACTGGAAACAAAGATCTTAAAAAATTAGGCGAAAAATTAGATTATGTTGATCCGACATCTTATTTGCAATTTGCATCAGATGCTGCGCATTACGGCAAAGGAATCAATTTAGAAACTGATAAGCGCTTTGCACAAATAGATGCTTTAAACGCCAGAAAAATTCGTCATCAACAACAAACTCAGGCAGCCGCTCGGCCTGCTCCCACGGCGTTTGAAACCGGAAGCGATAATCCGAAAATCGGTATCGAATCTGCGCCCATGCGTGGGGGCGGTCAGGATGCTGTAAATCCTTTAACTTCAGCAACTTTGCGGGTTTCAATTACGCCTGACACAATCGACGAAATCGAAGCCATGGTTAAAAATCTGTCGATTGTTAACGATGTCACAGCTCGTTACTTAAGCGGTGCCGCTCGTATGGCTCTCTAAAGTAGGTGAGCCTTTTTTCGCCACGCGGTGTACAACAAACAAGTCGTAGACGCAATTAAAGCGCAGGACTTCAGAGCTGTCGTAAAGGAGCACTTTTATCACGAGATGGGTGTGACTGACGGCATGTATCCGACAAAAGAAGAAATTTATGACTATTTAATCGATAAGCACTTAAGTGCGGTTGACAACTGATTTTTAACCAAGCACAAAAAAGCCCCCTGATATAGGGGGCTTTGCTGTCCCATCTCCAACACCCATGCGGGGTGTCGAACCTAGGATAGTCCTCAGGAAGGAACGGTGCTGGTGTAAGCGTTGGATTCGATGATGCCTGCAGGTTGCAGGGCAAGATCTTGACGCTTAGGAGCTTCGTCGGGAAGCAGCCAGCAGATCTCACAGATAGCGAGAGCTTTGTCCTTACCGGCCAGCTTGTTAGCACCAGCGCGGGGATCGTAGATACCCGAACCTTGTGCATAACCCGAAGCGGCGGCACCGCCCAGGGAGGACACGGTAAACAGTTTGAACTGAGTCGTGTCGCGGAGCTGACGCAGAGTGCTGCTGTTCCACACGTCGTTGGAACGCCAGGAACCGTTGGTGATGCGGCTGTTTGCACCAGACAGCACCACAAAGTGACCCGAAGTGGTAGGAGTCTCGTTGAGACCCTGAGCCACAGCAGGACCCAGACCCAGAGTGGGGGTGGTGGAGGCACCGGCAACGCCACTGCTCACCACATCGCCGCCGTCCACACGGAGGGACATACGGTAGATGTACACACCGGAAGGCACAGTGATGCCATCGGTGATGTCAGCCCGGACATCCTTATAGGCGTCAGGGGAGGGGATGATAACGCTTGCGTTCAGGAAGGGCTGGTTAGCACCGTTCTGACCGGAGCCGTAAGGCTGAGCGTAGTAGGACAGTTGGTTATCCGAAGAAACCTGATAAGACAGGTCAACGTAACCAATAGCCTGCTGGGCGATCGTACCGGGACGGAAGATCACACCCACCGGGCCGCCGATGGGCTGGCTGGTGAAAGTGGTGTCTACGCCGTTAGCGTTTTGAGCGTTAACGCTCTTTTCTTCGTGCCAGTAACGAAGAACGTTGATGTAGTTACCAGGATAAATCTTGGCAACACTCAGTTGGTTGTTGTTGATAGCCATTGTCTAGTTCCTCATCAAGCGTTGAAGGAGTAGGCAATGGTGGCAAAGTCTGCGTTGAGCAGCTCAAAGCCAGCGTAGAGGCTCCAGATCATCTGAATGAAACGACTGAAATCGTCGTTGTTGTTCAGCAGAACCTGAGCGTTGTTGCCGCCCACGCCAATGCCCACGGCCTGAGGACCGAAGAACATACCGATAGCAGTTTCGTAAGAAGACGAGGTGCTAGCGATGGTGGCAGTTTGGTTTTGGGAAGGCATGTTGGTGGATTCGAAGAATCGCACGCCTTCAAACACAAAGCCGGTCGGCATGATGGGTTCGCCTGCCACGAAGGTGGCTTGGCCGAAGCCCTGACCCATGTAGATCGCTGCGTTCGGCTGCATAGCCGACATCAGCGGGTTGATCTGACCATTGCCGGGGTAACGAGCAACTTCACGGAAGTCGCTGTTCTGACGCAGGTGCATCAGGAAGGTGGGATCGCACACAGCGCGATAGAAACCATCCTGATAAGTAGGAGTGTTCCGCTTACGCAGGCTCTTCACCACGCGCAGCAGGTCATCCTTAACGTCGAACTTAGCTTGTTCGGCGTTGGTGTAGGTCAGAGAACCTACAGCCAGGTTGCCGGGGAAGTAGTAACCGCCCTGGCTATCAGAAGACTGACCTTTGGAAACAGCTTTCAGGAGTTCGTTGATGAACACCCGATCGCGCCAACGACGGTAATCGTCGAGCAGGGTCAGAGAACCAATCGACTGGTGGAAAGCGGTGAGGTTACCGGTATCCAACAGAAGACGCTGCGCGGTGATCAGAGTCTCGCGAGCGATTTTGAAAGTGCTGGGCTGGGTGGGATCCGACGGATCTGCAGGACCGGTGTACTCGCGAAGAGTCACGAGCACCTTGTCCTTCACAATATTGCGGCTGCTAGCAGTACCGATGGTCTGCTCTGCAGTACGCTCACGAGATTCTTTGCTGCCGGGGTTACCGAAGAAACGGTAACGATCAAGCTGCACAGTCTGACCGGGTTGCTTGCTGAAGTCATGGACAACAACAGGCTCCACAGCCATCTCTACGATGTACGCGGGATGCGGACGGTAGAGTTCGGCACCGAGCAGCTTTGGAAAATCATTATCAACGAACATTCGTTGATGATCCCCAAAAAACTACGTTCTTAATTTAGAGCCTAAAGACACTCAATACGCGCTCTGCTGTCTTATTTTTAGCGGTTAGACATTTTTCTGGTTACTACTATTAACTGTAGAACTGTACGTGTGAATCATGTTCCTGATACCCTCCCCAAGCTGATAATACGGAGAGCCGAGGTTGGTTGTGTACTGACCGGCTTTACCTCGATAAACAAATCTGTTAGTAATGCTCATCGAGCCAGGGTCTGTGGCACGCACAAGTTGTGTGTGAGTCCGACAGTACACCGGAGGTTGGTAAAGCCAAGATGCGCGAGATCCGCTGTTGTCGTTAGTCGGATTAATAAGGGCAGGTCCGCTGTAACGCCCATAGACATTCCCACCGCCGGTCCATCCTTGAGCCGCGCTATTTCCTGCCGGTGTTTTGAACGGGTCGTAGGGCTGATTATCCGGAGCATTACCTCCGTAATACGTATATTTCCCAGAATCTCGTAAACCTGGCTGAGGCCCAAAGCTGGTAGAAACCTGAGCCCCCGCGATCGTGGTTACAGAAATAACTCTATAACCTTGATAAACACTGAGAGCACCGCTAGGAGCGTAGTACTGATACTCGAAATCAGTCCAATAGCCGCTAGGAGCAGGTGGAACTTGCCGCCAAGCGGTGCTTATGAAAGGATTGAAGCCTACTTCACCTTGTTGATTTGATTAGGAAATCACCGTTTTCTGCTAATAAAAAACTACCGTCTTCGCACAGTATATAAAACGGTGCAATTTCATAAACACCACTGGCGTTCGGAGGACCAGCAGTAAGGACACCTAAGTCAGGCCCGGTATCAATAATTCCGGACGAAACAACGCGATAACTTTCATGAGCAGGACCACTCTGGATCCGTTTAGGCCCGCTGTCGTGTTTCCAATTTCGAAGCGGGTTGTAGCCCATTTATTATTGTTGTTTCTTCTTTTTATATTCTACGGCTTTCTTTTTAGCCTTCACCCGTTCAGGTAAATCGCCCTTAGTTTCTTTTTCGTATTCGGCTACTTTTTCCTTGGAGATTTCGCCACGCTCTTCCATGGCGTAAAACTTACGCCTCTGGGCTTCTGACTTGAAAGGCATGGCTAGTTTCCAAACTAGATATTCAGTATAAATCCTTCGCTGATATCGACTAAACCAGTCCCAGAAAAATGACCGAAAGAGGTCAAATCAATTTTCGGAGATTGGATTGCACGCCAAAGACCGATCATGTCGAGGAAACGAATGTCATCTAAGAGAAGCCAACGTTTTTTGCAGGGCATGGAAAGCTCAGATAAACGCTTCAGGAAAATAGGTTCGAACTTATTGTCTTTAGGCCCATCGCACATGATGAAATCAGCTGACCTCAGTAATTCAGTATTGTCATGGAACGAATAAGGATCAGATAGATCTTCTACCTTTTGCTGAATCCCATATTGCCGACAAATTTCAGGAGAAAGAACAGTGTTATCAATTTCATTGTAAGGGATAATATCGTACGTAATAACATCAGATTCCTTATTAGCGTATGTACCCATAACACGGGCTGATAGACCCGTAAATGTGCCAATGTCCAGCATCAATTGAGGCTGAAACAGTTTAATAAGAGCAGCTAAAAGCCGATAATGATCGCCGGGAAATGCATTTACAAAAGGTCCCGGAATATCGATGTGTAAATTAGAGGCTTCAAAAATTAAAGAAGCAATAAAAGCATATTGATCAAAATTCTGTGCAGCAGGATCGTCATCAACCGAGATGATGCGACTTTCAATCATGTGCCGAGGATTCCGAATGAAATCCGGCTGAGCTTCAGGATAAGCTCTCCACATTGGCTCAGACTTGGGTGCCGAAGAATTAATCTGGATAATCTCCACGTGGGGGGATTTAAAGCTGCTGGAAGGATAGCAGCATATTGCCAATAAAAAACCCCGCCGAAGCGGGGCTGTGTGAACATTCGGTCTGAGTGTATCAGGCGTTGTCCATAACCAGAAGCTTTTGACGGAAAGCGTCAGGGCTCATGTTGGACAGGTAGCGCCAGGCTTGCTCAGGATTACGGTTCATTACAGCACCGAACTGATTCCACTGGGTTTCAGGATTGGTGTTAGGAGCACTAGCAGCAGCACCAGCGGGAACAGCAGGCATGTTGTACTGCTGCTGATAAGGATTCACATTCTGAGAAGCACCCAGACCAGCAGCATCGTTCAGATCCACGGGATACACTTCGGTGAAGAAGCGATCGGTGTAATCAGCGAGCTGATCAGGGTCAGTGAGAATGTGCTCCATGGCGGCGCTACGAAGCTGGATTTGCTCCAGAGTTTCGTTTTGGCTGATCAGAGCATCCTCAAGAGTAACGGAGTACTGATTGAGGATTGCGGGAGCTTCTACGCCGAAGTGCTCAACGACCTTTACGGTTTCGGGACTTAGTTGAACGGTTTGGCTGGGTGCGACCGTAGAAGTCGGATAAGAATTCGGGGTTGTAAATCCGCTGTTGTAGGAGGTCGGAACTTCCGAGGGGGTTGGAAATTGCAACCCTTGGAGAGCTGAAGTCGGATTGCTGAGTTGAGTATCCCATGCCTGCGGGGCGCTCGGATACTGTGACCCCTGGGCCTGGGGCGTAATCCGTGAGACCACCCGTTCCAGCGAGCCCATCGCTGCTTCCCACGGATTCGACGGGGACGGGGAGGACTGTGACTGGCTGGACTGGTAGCTGGTAGTAGGGGCCGTAACGGGTGTTGCCTGCTGCTGCGGTGCGACCGTAGCCGTCGGCATAGTTACCACCTGGGTAGGTTGACTGGCTACCCACTGCGGGTAGGAGCCCGGCGATTGCACCTGGGGTGCTGCCACTGGGGCCGCTACCGCCTGGGAGACCGGGCTCGGGATCGAAGCTTGGATCTGCTGGCTCATAGCTGCCCGAGTAAGTTAATTGCTGCGAGAGGTGGTCGAACGTCCTATAAAGTAAGGGCGCCAGATTGAGTCTAGGATCTACGCCTAATGGTTTATCAGGCGCAAGAGGATGTGGCGTCTGCAACATCTGACTCAATAATACTAAAAATTGTTGGAGTGCGCTCTGAGTTTGTTGAACCATTCTGAATGGGAATCCATTCAACATTTCAGATCGCTCACTTTCTGTCTTATCGGGGAACAGGAAAGCCAAAGCTTTAACACTGTCAACACCGAGTTCCTGTAAGTTGCGAACAACGATTGATTTTCTGTTGATGTCTTCAGCGGTGTCTTCGTAAACGTCGCCCTGGAATCGATAAGAAACTTTTCGATCTCCATCTGGGGGCAACCCGATTACACCAGGCGGAACTTTGTTATTCTTGGATTGCAATTTGAATAGCCTGATCAACTTTGGCGTCAAATTTTTGACGCGCAATTTGATATTTTTCAAGGGATTCAGGATCTTGCTCTACGGGAGCAACTGGCTCTTTCAAGCCAGACATAACAATAAAACTATCCCTGAAAACCTGCTCTTGATGATACAAAATCATCTCAAGCAACTTATTTAAACCCGTAAGTCAAGAAACTCTTGTTCTTACGAAGAGCCGTGGCTTGAGCACGACCC